AAGTATGCAATAATAGTACCTAATTGCAATAATGCAAAGTACCTTAAAAAATGTATAGATAGTGTACTAGGACAAACATACAAGAACTTAGACTTAATTATAGTAGATGATATGAGTACAGACACATCAATAGATATTATTAAAAAATACAAAGACAAAAGACTACACCTAATTCAAAACAAGAGAAAAAGATACAATGGTGGTTCAAGAAATGTAGGTATAGATTATGCACTAAACAATTTAGATTTTGATTATTTTGCATTTTTAGATAGTGATGACTGGTGGAAACACGATAAAGTATTAGAAACTATAAATGAAGAAATAGATGGTTATGAGATGGCAGTCATAGGTGCAGAGATGTTATACGAAGATGGAGTACATTATAAAACAACTAATTCGTGGGCAAATTATGAAGAATTTTACATTAGTGAGGGTACTAAGACAATATGGTGTACAGCTTGGTGTAGAATAATTAGAAAAGACAAAATAAAATACTTTAATGAAGATACTCTTATGGAAGATAGAAACTGGTCATATAGAGTAGCAGATGATTTAGATTACAATAAAGTTATCAATATAAAAGAGGTAATGTATGTATGGAATAGGATGAACTCTAATTCAGTAACAAAGGTTAGAAACCCTATTTGGAACGCAAGTGCTTGGTGTCATATAGGACATCAGCTACAATTCATCAGTGAGATGAAACATACAGAACTTAAACCAATATTAGAAAAAAGAGTACAACATTGTATAGAAGAAGCTAACAAAGGTGTATATACACAATATTAGGAGAAATATGAAATACGTTTTAATGTGTGGTGGCGACTATGAGTTCAAGAAACCCTTATGTGAAGTAAGAGGAGAGAAACTTGTAGAGAGAACCATAAGATTATTAAAAGAGAATAATGTAGATGATATAGTAATAAGTACAAATCATAAAGACTATGATTATTTAGGACTACCTATTATTAAGCAAAAGAAAAAAGGTTCGTGGTTATGTGCTTATGTACCAATGGAAGAACCTTGTTGCTATATTCATACAGATGTATATTATAGCGATGAGTGTATAAAGACTATAGTAGAAACCGATAAAGAGATGTTCTTCTGCGTAAGGGACTTGTCAGATGGTAGACCATTAGGTATAAATGCAAAAGGGAGAGAACCACTAGCATACAAAGTCTATGATAATGATAGATTTAATAAAGCAGTAGAAGAACTACTAGATATGGAAAACAAAGGTGAGTTTGATGGATATGTAAAACCATTTGGTTGGCACGTGTATCGTTATCTAAATGGACTAGACATATTCTGTCAAGAGATATGGCAAGTAAATGATATATTCAAAGAACCAGGAAACTATACAATAATAGATGACTATACAACAGATGTAGATACATTAGATGATATTAAGAATATAGAAAATGTAGTTAAGTTTTACTATGATGAAATACCAGTAGTTAAATTACGAGCAATAGAAAGTTTTACATTAGAACGTAAGGGCGAGATAAAGAACTTAATAAGAAATGGTCAACATTATGAAAGTGATTATTTTGATAAGAACATAAATAAAAATGATATATTTGAGTGTAGAGAAGATATAGCTAATTACTTATTAGGTGACAATGGTTACAAAAAAGCATTTGTTAAGATATTAGAACTTAAACAATAGAAAGGAGATGATGCTTGTGCCTAACGTAGAAAACCTAAAACCAATTAGAGAACTAAGCAAAGAAGAAGCAAAGAAACGTGGTAGTGCTGGTGGCATAGCATCTGGCAAGGCTAGAAGAGAGAAAAAGTGGTTTAGAGAAGCAATAGAAAAACAAATAGGAGAGAACATAGACAAAGCTATTGAAGCGGTATGGTTTAAAGCACAAAGAGGTGATGTACAAGCAATACAATTCCTACGTGATACCATAGGAGAAAAGCCAACAGATAAAGTAGAGAATACTAATGTAGATATATCTTATGAAGAATACTTGAAAAAAGTAGAGGATGAAGATGCCTATTAACACAAAGAAGTATATAGAGAACTTATTAAAGATTAAAGATAAGAATAGTAAGATAGTACCTTTTAAATTAAACGAACCGCAAACAAAACTATACAACACTATTAAGGAACTAAAGCAACAACACAAGCCAGTTAGAATTATTATACTAAAAGCAAGACAAATGGGGTTCTCAACATTAACTGAAGCAATTCTATTTAAGGAAACAGCAACTAAGCATAATGTAACAAGTGGTATTATTGCACACGAGAGCAAAGCAACAAACAACCTATTTAATATGTCAAAGTTATATTATGATAATCTACCAGAGCCAATGAAACCACAACTACAAAATAGAAACGCACAAGAACTAATCTTTAATAACCCAACTAATACAGGACTAAACTCAAAGATTATATGTATGACAGCAGACAAAGATGCAGGTCGTTCGGGTACATATAACTTTTTGCATTTATCTGAATTTGCATTTTGGCAAGGAAACAAGGAAGAAGCATTTACATCACTTATGCAGACAGTACCTAATAATGAAAACTCTATTGTTATTATAGAAAGTACAGCAAATGGATATGAATACTTTAAAACGTTATGGGACAAGGCAGTAAACAAGGAAACAGACTTTGTACCAGTATTTGTAGGATGGAACGAGCTAACAGAGTACTCTATACCATACACAGGCTTTGAAAAGACAGAAGAAGAAATAACACTACAAAAGAACTACAACTTAACAGATGACCAGTTAGAATGGCGTAGATGGTGCATAAGAAACAATTGTGCAGGAGATATAAAGAAGTTCAACCAAGAATATCCTATATGTCCAGAAGAAGCATTTATTTCGAGTGGTAATTGTGTATTCGATACCGAGATAATACATAATAGATTAGGAGAACTAAAGAAACCACTTAAAGTAGGATGGTTTGAGTATGATTATGATGATACTCTACCAGCACTAGGAAAACTAACAGCACTTAACACACCATATCCAAAATACAAGATAAGCAATATAAGATGGCACGAAGATAAGAATGGATACATAAAAATATATGAAGTACCAGATAGTCCAGTTATAACTGATTATGCAATAGGTGGAGATACAGCAGGAAGCGGAAGTGATTATTTTGTAGCACACGTTATCAATGTAAAGACAATGAGCCAAGTAGCAACATTAAGACACCAAATGAATGCAGACCTTTATGCTAAACAAGTATATTGCCTAGCAATGTATTACAAGAAAGCATTAGTAGGAATAGAAAGTAATTTTGATAGTTTTCCTATAAAGGAACTAGAGAGATTAGGATACAGACACCAATACATAAGAAAGAATGAAAACAAGATAAATGGTCGTTCTATGCAAGAATATGGCTTTAGAACTGATATGAGAACAAGACCAGAGATAATATCTAACTTGCAACAATTTGTTAGACAATACTCTAATTTAATCAATGATAGAGATACATTAGCAGAGATGCTAGAGTTTATATACAACAAAGATATGCGACCAGAAGCACAAGAGGGAAGTCACGATGACTTAGTTATGGCACTTGCAATTAGCTTAAAGATACGTGACCAAGCATATAGACCAAACCAACCAATAGAAATGCAACAAGACACATTCTATAAGAGTGATATGAATTATAGTAGTAAGGAGAAGATAGTAGTAGTATGATAGAAACACTAATTTTATTATTATTGAATGATATATTTATGATAATAACTATTACAGCTATTTATAACCTAACAATAAGAAACAGAACACCAGTTAAGGTTGTAAAAGAGATAATAGAAAAAAGAGAAGAAAAGAGAATAGAGAAAGAAGAAAAAGCAATAGAAAGAGCAAACCTAGAGAACATAGACAACTACAATGGTTCAGCAGAGGGACAAAAAGAAATTAAATAGGGGGAACAATGGAAGATATAGAAGAATTACGCAAGACCGATGAATGGGAACTATATGAAAAATCAGTACAATTTATGTCTAACTTCAATATGTATGATGATAGCAACAAGAATTATAGATTTTACAATGGTGACCAATGGTATGGGTTAAATGTTAAAGGTATTGAAAAAGTACAATTAAACTTTATCAAGCCTATTGTAGATTACAAAACAACAGTTATTAACCAAAACTTATGGGCAATAGTATATTCTAGTGAGAACTATGATAACGAAGAATTTAAACCTATGGCAGATACACTATGTGACTTATTAAATAAACGTGCTGATAAGATATGGGAACGCACCAAAATGGATAAGAACATACGTTTAGAAACATTAGATAGTGCTATCAATGATGAGGGTATTAACTATACTTGGTGGAACAAGAACGATAAGCAAATAGAAAACGAAATTATTAACAAAACAGATATATACTATGGAGATGAAACAAGTTCAGATATTCAAACACAACCATACATCATTATTAGAAAAAGACTACCAGTAGTAACAGTAAGAGAAATTGCAGATGGTTTAGGGTTAAGTTCTGAAAAGATTAGTTTAATTGTAGGTGATGCAGATAATGTAAACAACATAGGCGATAACAACCAACTAGAAAAAGATGATAGTACTTGTACAATAATAACAAAGTTATGGAGAGATGGTGGAACAATACACTATTCAAAAGCTACAAAGTTCGTACAACTAGAAAAAGATACAGATAGTGGACTAACTAAATACCCAGTAGCACACTTCTTATGGACAGAGAAAAAAGGCACATCAAGAGGCGAGGGTGTAGTAAGAAACCTAATTGATAATCAAATTGAAGTAAATAAGACTTTAATGAGAAGAAGTGTAGTTGTAAAGAATACAGCATACACACAAAAAATAGTTAATTTAGACTACGTTGACAACCCAAGCGAAGTAGACACAGTAGGTGCTATGATTAAGGTGCACGGAACAACAAACGTAAATGAAGCATTTGCTAACACAGTACCAGCACAAATGTCAACAGATGTAGAGAAACTACAAAATGACTTAATAGAAATAACAAGAACATTAGAGAATGCATCAGATGTAGCAAGTGGTTCAAGTGGAATAAATGACCAAACATCAGGAAAGGCTATCTTAGCTATTCAAAATGCATCACAACAAACACTTAATTCACAACAAGGTGCATTAAAAGACTTTATAGAGCAAATCGCTATTATATGGTTAGACCACATTATCACTTATGGTGAAGATTTAGTATTACAAGATGAGCAAACAGACCTAGTAACAGGTGAAACAACATTAGTTAATGTAAAGATACCTAATTCAGCATTAAAGAGCCTAAGAGCTAATGTAAGAATAGATGTAACACCTATATCAAGTTATGACCAATATGCACAAGAGTTATCATTAGAAAACTTACTTAAGAATGGTTATTTTAAACCAGAGAATATAGACCAACTAGAATTATATGTAGAAGCATTACCAACAAGAAGTGCAATGCCAAAAGAAAAACTAAAGGAAATCATTGAAAAGGTAAAAGCAAAGCAAGATTATATCAACCAATTAAATGCACAAACACAACTAATGTATGACCAAGCAAACCAACTTATCAATAACACAACAGCACAACTAGAACAACCACTAACCGAAGAAGAAATAAGAGCAGATGCACAAAGACAAGCAAGAGAAGATTTTTTAGCAGAACAAAATGCTTAAAAATAAATGACCAAAACGAGTTAAGTCAATAAAAGGTACTTAGGTATAGTCGACAGACTTTAAATGGAGAAAAAAATGGAAGATGAAGAAATCGTAGAAAACGATGAAATGGAAGTAGAACAAACTACACCTGAAAACGTAGAAACACCAACTACAGAACAAAAAGTGGAACAACAAGAGTTTACACCAGAGCAACAAAGAAAAATCAATGAGATTATTCAAAGTAGAGTTGCTAGTACCAAGAGAAGTGAAGAAAAGAAATACCGCAAGTTAGTAAATACTATCAAAGCAGGTATGAATGCCGAAACAGATGATGTAGATGAAATTACATCAATGGCAAGAAAACTATACAAAGATAATGGAATTGATATACCAGATGAACCTATTTATAGTGAAGAAGATGAAAACATCCTAGCAGAAGCGGAAGCACAAAAGATTATTGAGTTAGGATACGATGCAATAGCAAGTGAAACAGACAACTTTAGTGGTAAATCAAGTAGAGAAAAGAAAGTATATGATGCACTAATGAGAAAAAGACACGAACTAGAGAACCTAAAATCACTAGAAAAGATAGGCGTATCAAAAGAAGAATATCAAGGTAGAGAGTTCCAGGACTTTGCTAAAAAATTCAATTCAGACACACCATATACAGAGATATATGAGATGTATTCAAAAATTAACAAAAAAGAGCCTAGTCCTATCGGCTCAATGAAATCGGTTGCAAAAGAAGAAGATGTTAAAGAATACTACACACCAGAAGAAGTAGATAATTTAACAGATGAGCAACTAGATGATGAAAGAATATACGAAGCAGTAATGAAATCAAGATTAAAATGGGAATAGGACAGAAAGAGGAATAAAATGGCAACAGTATCATTTAAACAAAAATTATGGTCAAAATCTATTATGAAAGAATTAGCAACACTAACAGGTTTAAGAACACATAGTGATGCTAAATACACAGGAGAAATCAAAGGTGGAAACACACTTTATATTACAGGTGCAGTTGCACCAACAGTTGGAGATTACACACAAGGACAAGATATTACAATGCAAGCAGTTGCAGGTAATACAATCACAATGGTAATCGACCATCAAAAATATGCTACACAAGTATTTGATGATGTAGATAGAGCACAATCAATTCCAGGAGTAATGGAAAGTGCAACAGCTGAAATGGCAAGAGTATTACACGAAGAAGCTGACAAAGCAGTAGCAGCTGAAATCAAAGATGCTATTGAAGATGGTGTAACAAGAACAAAAGAAAATGGTTCAACAGAAACATTATTAGTTCCACAAGAAGCAAATGCATCAACAGTAACAAAAGCAAATGCTACAACAAGACTTGATGATGGTTTACAAAAATTAAGAGAAAACAACGTACCACAAGCAACAGAATTATGGGGCGAGTTCTCACCAAACTATTACAAGTTCTTATTCCAAAACTTAACAGAGTTATTTACAAACAACGTAGAAATGGCTAAGAAAGGTATTTTAGGTAAATATGGAAACATCAATGTAACTATTGAAAACCTATTACCAAGAAGTGATGCACAAACAACAAGATACAACATCATCAGAACAGGTCGTTCAACAGCATTTGCTGGACAAATCGACAAAGTAGAAGCAGGAAGAATTGAAAAACAATTCGCAGACTACGTAAAAGCACTATATGTATTCGGTACAAAGGTTGTAAGACCAGCTGAAATTTATGCTATCAAAGAAAGCGTAGAAGCACCAGTATCATTATAATTTAAGGGGCGTAATGCCCCTTTATATATATGTAAGTTTAGTGTAATGGTAGCACTGCAGTCCCCAAAACTGCTAGTCTGGGTTCAAGTCCTAGAACTTATGCCAACCGAAAGGAGAAAGAAATGAGCAAAGAAAAAATAGAAAGATTTTTAGTAGAACCAAATTTATCACCAGTGTTCGGACAAACTATAACAAAGGACACAGAACTAGATGTATGGACAGAAGATAAGAAAGTACATCAAATCATTAAAGACTTAACTATCACTACAATAAGTGAAGATGGAACTGAAACAGATAATTATGATATGAAATTCAAATCTGAGATGACTTTAAAAATAAAAGATGGTACACGTTTATTATGGACTGAAACACAAGGTTACGTACTACCATCACACCAAAGACTAATGACAAGAGAAGAATTAAAAGCAGAAATAGATGAATTAGATAATATAGAGGGGTTAGAATAATGAATTTAGGAGAACTAAAACAAAGAACATATAAGTTAATAGAAGAATACACAAGCACTGATACAACAAACTACACAAGCGACCCAGACTACTCAACAAAGTTCAACACAGTAGCAAATGTTATTCTTAACGAATTAAATAGTTATGTTAAGAAAGCAGTAGTAGAAACTATGGATGTTCATAAAGGCGATGAAATACAACTAGATGAAGAACTAGATAGATTTTTCTTACTAAAAAGAATAACAGGTGTTAAGTATTCAATTATAGACAGATTTGTAACATTTGAAGAAGATGGAGAAGCAAAGATTTATTACTACCAATACCCAGTACAAATCAAAGAAGATAGCGATAACGATACAAAGATAGACCTAACCGAGCCACAAGCAATAGAGTGTATGATATGGGGTATAGCATCTGATATTTTAAAAATGGATGTATCAAACCAATATGGTGCTATGTTCTCTTCACGTTATGTAGAGCTTAAAGGCGAGTTAGATAATAGAATAAATCAAGGTACTATCCATATAGAGGGAGGCATAGATGTCTAGTGGTGATTTAATAACAAGAAATTATAGCAATTTTTTAGGTGTTGATTTCTCCGACTATAATGTAAGTCTATATAGAAGCCCAGACAGTAAAAATATGTGGAAAGACTACAAAAAACTTGGTAAATCACTATCAAGTAGACCAGGTTTAAAAAAGTTCTTAACATTAAGTGCAAAGCCTTATGGAATATTCTTTTACAAAATAGCAACAGTACAACATATAATTATCCACGCAGGGGTATCACTATTAGACTATAATACACAAACAGAAACATTAACAACAATTAAAGCAACAGGTATGAACCCACACGAAAGTAAGGCTTTTATATATAACAACATATTCTATATAAAAGATGGTATCAACTACCTAACATACAACGGAACAACAGTAACAGATGTAACACCTTATGTACCAACAACATCAATAGGAAGAACACCACTTGGTGGTGGAACTGACTACAACAAGGTAAATCTACTAACAAGTTATAGAAAAAACTCATTTGTAGGAGATGGAACATCAAAAGACTACTACCTAGATGTACCAAGCTTTGATAGTGGAACAGCAACTGCCACAGTAAACGGAACATCAGTAGCAATAACAGAACACGCAAGTAGTGGTTATGTAACATTTACAACAGCACCACAAGTACCAGATACAGATGGACAAGACAACGTAGTAATAACATTTAGTAGAACAGTACAAGGAAACCCAGATATAATCAATAATTGTACATTAGCAGAAGTATTTGATAATAGAGTATTCTTTAGTGGAAACCAAAACTACCCTAACTCAGTATTCTGGAGTGCATTGAATAACCCAACCTATTGCCCAGATACAAACTATGCAAGAGAGGGACTAGATGCAATACCAGTTAGAGCAATGGTAACAGGAAACAACGCATTATGGGTAATGAAAGAACCAAGCCAAAGCAACACATCTATTTTTTATCATACACCATCAATAGATGAAGTAGAGGGTGCAACATACCCATCAAATCACTCATCAATTTCAAGTGGATGTATATCAACAGGAATAAACTTCAATGATGATGTAGTATTATTTACAGACTTTGGACTAGATGGAATAAGTGGAGATATAGCAACCGAGCAACTACTAGCACATAGAAGTAGTTTAGTAGATGCAAAGATGTTAAGTGAGAGCAAATACAAAGAGCCTGTTCTAGCAGAGTGGCAAGGCTACCTACTAGTATTTATGGGAACACATTGTTATTTAGCAGATAGTAGACAACAATGGACAAACACAAACCATTTAGAATACGAGTGGTACTATTGGGAGATGGAAAAAGAGATAACAGCCACAGGAGTGCTAGGGGACACACTTTATTTAGGTGCAACAGATGGCATCTATACACTAGATAAGAGTGTAAATGTAGATAGTTATTGGATAACAGCAAGAGATACATTTGAAAACCCTAATTTCCAAAAGATAACAAATAAAAAAGGTTCAGTCCTAGACTGTGATGGAAACATTACATTAAGTACAAAGATAGACAACGGAAGTTGGGAACAAATTGGCGAATACACAAATGTATCAACATACATAGTACCAAGAATAAAGAAAAAGAAATGGAAAAACATACAATTCAAGATTTCATCGAGCACACCGATAAATGTATATGACTTCACAATACAAAGTTATGTAGGAAGCTACGTAAAGAGATAAGGAGGAATTAAATGGCAACAAACTTGGCAAGTGAGTGGGAAGAACTTGTAAAAAGTTCAGCACAAAACATAAAAAATTACAACCCAAACGAAACCATAAATATGCAAGATAGTAGACTAACTACTATTGAAAACCAACGTGGTCAAGATATAACAAATACGCAAAACGAATACAACCAAATGATAGGAAACGCTGACCAATTCTATCAAAACCAAATAAATGCAGCACAAGCATCAGCAGATGCACAAGCAAAAGCACAACAAGCTAGTACAGAACAACAAATCAAAGAAATAAATCAACAAAGAGAAAAGACTGAAAGGGACTACCAAAAAGAGCAAAGAGGTGCTTACACCGATTATCAAAAGCAAGTAAACGAATATGGTGTAAATGCTGAAGTAATGGCATCAAGAGGACTAGCAAACACAGGATACTCTGAAAGTTCACAAGTATCAATGTACAATGCTTATCAACAAAGAGTAGCAACAGCAAGACAAAGTCTAGCAGATAGCCAACAAAACTACGATAACTTGATAGCACAAGCAAGAATAAACAATGATACAAGACAAGCTGAAATTGCCAACGAACTAGCAAGACAACAAGCTGAATATGCACTACAAGGCTTCCAATACAAGAACACATTGATAGAGAGCAGACAACAACAATTAAATCAACTAAATTCACGTTATGATGCACGTTATAATACAATGCTAGGTGTAATGCAAAACGAAATAGAGGGTCGTAGACAAAACTTCCAAGCTAATGTAAATATCTTAACTCAAGCAGAAAAGAATAGACAATGGGCTGCAGAATTTGATGAGGGTAATAGAAGATTTGAAGCTGAGATGGCACAAAAACAAGCACAATGGGAGAAAGAATATCAATTAGAAAAACAAAGATTAGAAATTCAAAGAAAACAAGCAAGTTCAAGTTCATCATCTAGTAGAAGTGTAAGCGATGGAACATCAAGAGGTGTAAGTAATGGAACAAATAGTAATTTAGTTTACAAAGTAGCACAAAGTGTAGAACAAATACCTGGTTATTCACGAGATAATGTTACAGTCCCAAGTGGTGCTAAAGTATATAATGCTAAATATATTTACTAGAATTAAATAAAGCAAAGGAGATACTATGGCTTTTAAAAGTGCAATAGCAAACGCACAAGAAGAATACAAAAAAAAGAAAAAAGAAGAAGAAGAACTAAAAAATAAACTTGTATATAAAACAGCAGATAGTGTAGTTCCAATAGCACCAAGAAACAAAGATGCAGACACTAGCAACTTTTTTGGTGGTTTATTAGGTGGGTTATTACCTGGTTCTAGCATAGCAGATGTAGCAATAAAAAATTTAAGAGAAGACCAAACTTTACAACAAGAAGCTAAAAAACAAGGAATAGATTTAAACAATTTATACACTACTCAAGAAAACTTAAATATGTTCGGTGCGGATGTAGGTAGAACTATTGAAGCTACTGGTGCAGGTTTATCAAGCTCACTATCAAACTTAGGTAAAGGTACTTTATTATTTGCAAGAGATTTAGGTGTTGCATCAGATTTAACAGATAAAACAATAAATGAATATAGAAACAAAAGCGATGCAGAACTAGAAGATATAGCCAAAAAAGCTAACATATCAACAACAACATTAAAAGATTATATAAACAAATCAAAAACATCTTATGAGAATATCAATGATTTTAGTGCTAATACATTTGATAAATGGTCAAACGAAGCAAATCAAAGGATAGCAGAGTTGCAAGGCGAAACAGAAAACGATTTTGCTAAAAAAGCTATTGGTTTTATGCCAAACATATCACAACAAGCAGTAACTATTGGTGCTAGTTTAGTAAACCCAGTATTAGGAACTTATGTAGCATCTGGACAAGCCAAAGGCTCATACTTTAATGATGCTAAAGAGCGTGGTATGACAGACCAAGAGGCAAACGACTTCTCAAGCATAATGGCAGGAGTTGAGGGTGTAACTGAAATGATAGGTGTTGATAAACTTATCAAAGCTGGTAAAGGTGCAAAAGCCTTAGCAAAAGGTGGTCTAAGTAGTGCAAAGAAAGAACTAAGCAAAGAAGTAATAACATCAACATTTGGAAACTTGCTTGGTGGTGCTATGGACAACTTTTTGCAAGAAGCATTAACAGAGCCAATACAAGAGGGTGTTGCAGACTGGATAGCTGGTAAAGGCAACTGGGAGAACATTGACCAAAGAATGTTAGAAGCAGGTATCAATGGTGCAATATCATCACTTATCACTGGTGGTGCTAACATTGGTGTACAAAGTGCAGTAGGGGTAGCATCAAAAATTGGAAATGGTCAAACTGCAACACAACAAGAAGTAAATCAAGGCTTAGTTGACACATTAGCCGAAATAGATAAACTTTCAAAAGAAGAAAAACAAGAATTTATTGATAAATATGTAACACCTGGAATAGAAACAGCACAAGATGTAGTAAAAAATGAGCAAAATCAGATCGAAAACGAACAAAATCAAGCCGAAAATGAGCAAAATATGGAGCAACCTACGGAAACAAACGATGATGCCCAAATAGGCGAAAATACTGAAGAACAACAAATTACCCAAGAAGAAAATGAAAACGCCTTAAAAGAGAACGTAGAGTCTCAAATTCAAGAGCAAGAACAAGAAATTGCACAAGAAGAAGAAAATGTGCAAGAAAAAGTAACATCTGAAGATGAAACAGATTACAAAGCATTATTACAACCACAACTTGATAAGTTAAGTGCATCAGATAAAGCACAAATGAGTGAAATTATAGATAACCTAGATGCACAAGGTCAACTTAACGAAGAAGCTTATAATTCAGCACTAGAAACAATAAACGCATTACAAGAAGTCGCACAAGAAACAATACCAACAGATGAATTAAGTGTAAATCTAAGAGATGGTAAATATGGCAAATTTGATGCAGATGAATACAAGTATAGAAACCTATATAACAAAGGTCAATTAGAATATGACAATAGTGCAATAGATAGTGCATTGCAACTTATACCAGGAAAGAAAATACAAGGTCAACAAAAGAGAACAAAAGCAGAATGGTTAAGAATAGCACAACACATAGGACAAGATATAGCAAATTTAAGCGACCAAGAAATAAAGAACATAGCTTATGGTTCGTGGGAAAACTTATCTCCTAACATATCAGACCACTTAAATAGACAAGGACAAAAATACGAAGCATTTAAGAGCTACGAGTGGAACAACGCAATATATGATGCAGTAAAACAAAACAGAACTGAAACAACTGAACCAGTAAGACAAGTAGCACCTAGTGAAGCACCTGCACAAGTACCACAAGTAAATGAAGCAAAACAAAGACAAGTTGAAAACACACAACCTACAACACAACAAGTTGAACCAGTTGTAAGTGGAGAAAAAGGACAAAGAAAAACACTTGGAAAACAAGCACAAAATCAAAACTTACCACAAGAGTTTAGAGATGTAGCAGATAAATTATACAAAACAAACTTGTATACCAAAAAGAAAAATAGTCAGTTAAAGACACAAGCACAAGATAGAATTAGCAAAGTAGGGGCAGATAACTTATTAACAGACTTAACAGAAAAAACAAATAATAACCCAAGATTATCAGCAGAGGATATGGTTGCAAGTATAGAATTATATAATCATTATGTACAAAAAGGCGATATACAAAAATCAGAAACAGCATTACAAAACCTAGCAATGTCTGGAACTGAAATAGCACAAGCACTACAAGCTATGTCTATAATGAACCATATGACACCACAAGGACAAGCAATATGGATACAACGTTCAGCAGATAAACTAAACAAGAGTATGTTAGCAAAGAAGAAAGCAACTATTCAAACAATAGATGGGCAACAAAGAATAATAGACAAGAACGGAAAAGATATTACAGATAAAACACCATTATTCAAGTTCACACAAGAAATGCAACAAAAACTTCTTAACTCAACAAAAGATAATATGTACGATGTAATAGATGATATTTACAAAGAAATGGGACAACAAGTACCAAAGACACATATGGAACAATTTGATGAGTGGAGATACTTCTCAATGTTAGGAAACCCAAAAACACACATTAGAAATGGTGCAGGAAATGTTACTATGGAGGGTTTAAGACAAGTCAAAAATAAACTAGCAGGTGCAATAGAAGATGCTTATTATTCTGTAACTGGCAAAGATGGAGAAAGAAACCACACATTAAGATTTGCAGACAAAAAGACAAAAGATTTTGCTAAACAAGATGTCAAAAACAGGGATGTACAAACAATGCTTGGTGTAACGGAAGATAAGTACAACCCACAAAGCAGATTAAAACAAAACCAAAGAACATTTAAGAGCAATTTATTTGAAAAAAGCATTGGCAAGTTGTTTAAAGGAAACACAGGTTTATTATCAAAAGAAGATGTTAATTTATTTGGAATAGCAGGACTTGAACCAGCATACAGGAGGTCATTAACCGAATACATAACAGCCAATAGACTAGATGTAGATACAATGACAGACAAGCAATTACAAAGAGCAAGAGAGTATGCAGTAACAGAAGCAAAAGAAGCTACATTTCACACATACAACAAGATAGCATCATTGCTTAATACGTTAGAAAACAAAAATTTAGCAACAAAGATTTTAGTTGGTGGTACAGTACCATTTAAACAAACACCTATGAACGTAGCAATACAAGGTTTTGAATATTCCCCAGCAGGACTATTAAAAACACTTACATACGATACAGTACAATTAAAAAATGGAAATATAAATGTAAATCAATATATCAATAAAATATCAAAAGGGTTAACTGGAACAGGAATAGCATTGTTAGGATATGGTTTAACAAGTGCAGGACTATTAAAAGCAAGTAGTGGTGGAGATGATAAAGATGACTACGAAAAATCACTTGGAAAACAAAACTATGCAATACAAATAGGCGACAATACTTATTCACTTGACTGGTTAGCACCAGCAGGTATACCACTATTCATAGGTTCTGAATTATATCAAATTAGTAAAGCCGATGCAGAAGAAAAGAAAGGTGGAAATGTAACACAAAGCGAGATAGCTCAAAGTGCAGAAAACATATTTAACGCATTAACAACATCAATGAACCCAATGACAGAAATGACAATGTTAAGTGGTTTAACAAGCACATTAAAGAGTTATGCAAATGACCCAGCACAAGCACTAGGAAACATTATAATAAACACAGGCAAGAGTTATGTAACACAAAGTGTACCAACAGCAGTAGGACAAATAGCACGTTCAACAGATGATAAAGAACGTTCAACAACCTCAACCGAAAGCAACGTATTTACAAAAGCAATAGATAGTACAAAAAATCAAATAATGTCAAAAATACCTGGTTTAAGACAAATGCTACCAGTAGCGACAGATGTATGGGGCAATGAAATAGAGGGCAAAAACTACATAGAAAATGCAATTCTACCAGCAAATAGAAAAGAAGTTAAGACAGACAAAGTAGATGAAGCAATAACAAAACTATATGATGAAACTGGCGAAAGTAGTGTAATACCAGACACATACATCCAAAAGACATTGACACTAGACAAAGAAAAATATAGACTAACAAATGAAGAATATGCACAATTAAAACAACAATATGGTCAAGCTTCACACGATTTATTAGAAGCATTAACAACATCATCAGATTATGACAAACTAACAAATGACCAAAAAGTCAAGGCTATCAAAGAAGTTTATAGTTATGTAAAAGCAAGTCTAAAACACACATACGCAGACCAAAACGATATAGATGCAGAAGATAGTAGTGTATATCAAAAAGTACAAAGTGTAATACAAAATGGTGGAGATGCAAAAGACTACTTCAAATACATAGGCCTAACAAATGGTATGGACAAAGACAAAGAAAAAATAAATGCACTAGAACACTCAAATATAAGAAACAAAGGTGCTATTTATGAAAGCACAATAGGAAAAGATGATGATAAATACAAAATAATGAAGAACACAGGTGTAAATGATAAAGCATACCTAGATTACAAACAACAAACATTTACAGCAGACAAAGATGCTTATGGAAAGACAATAAATGGTAGTGCAAAAGACAAGTTCTATGATTATATGGATAATGCAAATATGACATACGAACAAAAACTACTATTAACAGGTATGAATTACACACTACTACCAGCCGAGAGAGATACATTAGCAAACTACATTGAAAGTTTACCAATATCAGCATCAGAAAAGACCGATATTTATAGACACCTAAAAGGTGCAAAAGTAACAAACAATGGAGAAATCTATTATTAAGGAGGGAAAATGCCAAGAATAACAAGTTGGTATGAAGTAGAAAAAAGATTAGCAAATTTTAATAACCAAATTCAATCAGCAGAAGATAGATTAGTAAAAACAAATGACAGCATAAACGCATTTTTAAATGCATTGGTATTAAACCTAAAAGATTTATTGGAGAGCCAGAGCGATATTTCGCTTTGGTTCTACGATGAAAACGAGCCAACCACATCAAACCTACCTTATACAAGCTGGACAACACCATCAGACCATTATGGAGATTTCTTTTATTCACGCACAAAAGGTTTAGTATTTCAATTTACAAGCGATGGATGGGTAAAGTTAGAAGATGCAACAATGTTAAATGCGATGGCACTAACAAACTCAAAACTAGGTGCAAACGACCACGAAAGAAAAGTATTTTTAGACAACCCAACAACACCATATACAAGTGGGGACTGGTGGATAAGAGAAGATGGAACACTTTATATATGCCAATTAAGTAGAGCAAGTGGTAAAAGAGAAGAAAACGACTTTATAGATGCATTAAACTATGCAGAAACAGTAGCAAAAGCCACAGACAACATAGTAGAAGTTCTAAAAGGCACATTGATAACAACCACAGATAACGCAGTAATATACGAAGATAAAGCCACACACAAGACAACAACAATAAGTGGAGATAGCATAAGAACAGGCGAGATAATCTCAAACAACTATGTAGCTAATACAAGTGGAACAAAATTTAATCTAAATAATGGCGAGATATTAAGTAAAAACTTCTCAATAGATAGTAATGGTAATGCATCATTTAAAGGTACAGTAGAAGCAACAAGTGGTACATTTGGAAGTATTATTACAAATCAAGGTTTATTATCAACATTGCAATTCAACGGACAAGTAGCAGGAAATTATGACTTTTTTGGACCTCGTTTAGATTTACAAAATATGGCTTATGAGGATGCTTATCCAGTAGAAATATCATATAGTATACCAAGCAATTTCACAGTGCAAAGTGCATATATAGCTTTGGTAGCAACACCAGTACATTGGACAGACAAAAACTTATGGGGTATTTCAAAGGCAATATCAGTATATACAACAAATGCAGGTGCAGAATTTAAGGCAGAATTTAATTCAGAGTGGTATATGAACACATCAAACAAGACACAAGTAACTAATGTATTTGGTAGTGGAGTAAACACTTGGACACCAACAACACCAACATCAGGCTCACACAACGCACAAGCAAAGAACACAGCCAATTTATCAACAAGTTATTTTAGTGCAGGTACTAACGGAAGATTTTTACTATTTTGCGAGAAACCAAGTGGCACACCAGCATCTTATGATGCAGGAATATCAGCAGTAGAACCAAGAACAGGTACATTACAAGCCTATCTAATAGTAAGAGGCTTTACACAACCATAGAAAGGAGAAAAAATGATTAAAGTAGATGCAGACAAAACAATACGAGTTAGTAGAGGGGATGGCTTTTCACTAAATGTATCAGCCAATGGTGGAGAGTACGAATTTCAACCTAATGATGTAGTAAGATTAAGAGTTTACAACAAAAAAGGTTATGAAGAAGAACCTTTACTAGATGTATCAAAGACAGTTACAAGTGAAACAACAAGTGTTGTACTAAATGTAACAAAAGAGCAAAACGTATTTAGTGGAGATATTAACAAACCTGTGACATACTGGTACGAAATCTCACTAAATGAAGATACTACAATAATTGGATATGATGAAGATGGTGCAAAACTATTCATCGTATATCCAGCAGAAGAGGGGGTATTCTAATGAGCGATGGCGATATCAATGTAGATAGCATCGATGGAGAAGTATCAACAAGTGCAAACATCGTAGGACAACTATATCCACAAGGCGAGAAAGGTGACAAAGGGGACCCAGGCAATGATGGTTTTTCTCCAATAATCACAACAGAAAAAGTAGGCAAAACAACAACAATAACAATAGTAGATGCAGAGGGTACATCAACAGCAACTATATTAGATGGTGCAGATGGACAAGGTAGTGGCGATATGCTAACATCAGTCTATGATACCGACCACAACGGAATTGTAGATAATGCAGAGAAAGTAAACAATTTCACAGTAGGCACAAATGTACCAGCAGATGCAGTATTCACCGATACAACATACACAGCAGGAACAGGAATTGACATCACAAATGGTGTAATCACAAACACACAAACATCAGCAGAGTGGGGCAATATCACAGGAACATTAAGTGACCAAACAGACCTAAACACAGCTTTAAGTGCAAAAGCAGATACAAGTTCATTGTCAACAGTAGCAACAAGTGGTTCATACGAAGATTTAAGTAACAAGCCAAGCATACCAACAAAAGTAAGTGACTTAAACAACGATAGTGGGTTCATAGACAAAGATGTAAACAACCTAACAAACTATGACACATCAACCACAGTAAACACAAAGATAAGTGATGCAGATGAAGTCCTAATTGGTTCAGATAGTGGAATAAAAGCAAGCCACGATTTATGGGTAGATACAAGCGATGTAACACCATATATCAATAGTGAAATCTCAAATGACTATGGCACAGCACAAAATTTAGGCTACTCACAAGAATATCAAAATGCACATAACGTTGTTGTAAGTATAACAGAGCCTACAAATAAAAGTAAGGTATGGTTGCAACATAGTGGAAATTTATATGATGTAAACAATATTACAGACCAATCATATATAAGTAGTTCAAGTGGAACGGTAACTTCAGTTTCAAGTTGGTGTATATCTAATTATATGGAAGTAGAACCCGGAGAAAAAATAACTATAAATGGAAATGCTTCATTAACTGCTGGTAGTGGTGTTTATGGCATTTATTATGATAGTTCAAAAAATGTAGTTAGTGCTATTACTTATGCAGATTATAAAGTAAATGGAACAATATTAACAATTCCAAGTGGTGTTAGTTATGTTAGATTAAGTGTTCCAATTACAGAAAAAAATACTTTTAAGGTTTATGTAGAAGACAAAACATACATACTAAATACTAATAATGAATATGAAGAATTTAATTCACAAGTAGAAAGTGGAAGTAATACTAACGGAAATTATATCAAATATGCAGATGGTACTCTAATCAATACAATTAAAAAGTCAGTCAATATTGCAATAAATAATTCGTGGGGAAGTTTATACTATGGAGATATTGGTTCAAATTTTGATTATCCTATGCCATTTATCAATGGTAGTGATGTTACTGTTACTGCAACTGTAACTGGTGGAAATACAGCCTTTGTAATGCCTTGGATAAATTCTACTTCCGTAGCAACCAAAACAGATAGATTTGCATTATTTAGAGGGAATTCAACCACTTCACAAGATTATGTTGTAAATGTAATCGCAATAGGAAGATGGAAATAATATGACAGAACAAGAATTAGATATATTAGTTAATATTTTAATAGAGGAGGAGAAATGAGTTTAAAATATAGAACAAGTGCAGGAACAAGTGAAAGTAACTTTACAGACCTTGTAGTAAAAGTAGGCGATACACTACCAATAGGCACAGAAGTAGATTATGATGGACAAACAGCACCAGCAGGTTGGCAAGAAGTAGATGACCCTAGTGTATATTCAACAACAGAAACAAGAATAGGAACTTGGATAGATGGAAAACCTTTATATAGGAAAGTATTTACAATTAGTGCTACTGTACCAAGTAATTCTTCAAGTAGTGGTGGAAGTGTAGGAATATTTAATAAAGCAACTTATAATGCAGATGAGATATTTATAAAAGACTGTAGAATTGATAATTCAGACAAATCTGTAGCGTTGTACGTTCCATATGCTGGTGGGCAACCAAGATATATAGGAATTTCTAGAATAAATAATGATATAAGTGTAGTTTTTTATAATGCTTTTTCTAATGAACAAGTTACAATAACTACAATAATAGAATATACTAAAACAACAGATTAAGGAGGAAAATATGAGAATAAAGAAAATATCGCCAACAACACCAGCAAATGGTAATATAGAAGATGCTTATGGTACTAGCCAAACTAATGCTTATTCAGAAGCTTACTCTAATAATACTTTTGCAAGTAAAAATATTGAAAACTATTCAACAACGGAAACAAAAGTAGGCACTTGGATAGATGATAAACCTTTGTATAGAAAAGTTATATCTTTTGCACTTCAAAATAGTTCGGTGCACCTAATACAACACAATATTAGTAATGTAGATATAATATTTATTAAAGACTTTTTTGGTTGGAAACCAAGTTCTGGAATAAGCAGAACTTTAGATTATACTTATAATACTGATACCAATTATGCACAGGTTAATAAAACTGTATTTCAATATTTAATTACGAACAAACAAGACCCAGGAGATGCAATAGGTTATGCAATATTAGAATATACTAAAACAACAGATTAAGGAAAATTAAACTATTTTATCATATAATATTGACAAAAGTGATTTAATAGTGCTATAATATATAATATATGGGAGAACACTATGGAGAAAAAAGAAGTCAGTAGAGAAGAATTTGATGCATTAGTAGAAAAAGTTAATAAATTAGAGAAAATTACTGATGACCAAACGCTTCTTTTACAAGAAATTGACAAAAAACTCGATGTAATTACCGAAAAATTAAGTTCTTCTAAAACAATAGAAGAATTAAAGATAAAACCCATAGAAGAAAAAGTAAACAAAATTGAAGATAATAATAGATGGTTGTGGAGAACTATTGTAGGTGTGATAGTTGGAATACTTATCAATGGTCTAATCACAATAAAAAACATCAAATAGGAGAAATATGGACAATTTAGCAACTGAAATGCTTAAAGAGTTAAAATCAAATGCAAAAAGATGGTTTATAGCGTTTATCGTTGCGTTAGTTTTATGGTTTACAACAATAGGACTATTTGTATGGTACATAAATCAACCTATTGAAGAAACAATAGAAACAACTGAATACACACAAGATGCAAATACAGGAGATAATTCTTCAATAACACAAAGTATAGGAGAATAGTATGGCAAGAGCAAGACAAACAAAAAGAGTTGTAAAAAGAACAATTAGAAAAAGAGCAAGAAAGGTTGTCAGAAAAGCCAAAAGATGAATTATGACTTTACTAAATTTGAACTTGATTACATAAACGAAAATGCCAACTTCAATGATACACAACAAGAGATATTTAATAGATTAACCGATAAAAGAGGTAGACAAAGCATAGTACAAATATCTATGGAGATGAATATATCAACAGCATCGGTTAGCAGAGTGATAAAACAAATAAAACATAAGATACTTAAAATCATATAACTTCATAACATCCTTTTATAGAGAGCTTAAGGCTCTCTTTTTTTATGCCAAAAATCTGATAATAAGTTGATAATCGATTTTACTTAAAAAGTGCTACCATATAATCAGGAGGTAGTTAGTAATGGGAAAAGCAAATCGAAATATGTACAAATTAGATTTCACTAACTATCTTTTTGTCGTGTTAGAGAAGATAGATAACATATTAGATTACATAGAATAAAAAATGGCTTAAAAACAATTCTCGTAAGAATAGGAGGGTATTATGGCACTACCATATAGTCAATATTATATTCAAGACTTGCAAGGTATGAAAGACAGAATAGAAAATCAAATTAGACAATATCAAAATCAACAACAAGCACCTATCACACAAAATTTTCAGATTACACCAACACCAGGAGAGATAGATGGCAAGTATGCAACTAACATAGATGAAGTTAGAAATACATTTGTAACTAAAACAGGACTATTTGTAAATAGAGATTTTTCAACATTATGGATAAAAGACATAAGTGGAAAAATAAGAACATTTAATCTAGAAGAAGTTGTTGAGCTAGACCCAAAAGATAAAGAAATACTAGACTTAAAGAAACAAATAGAAGAAATGAGAGGTAAGTTAGATGAATATGATAACACAAATGCTGATGAACAGACTAAAAGCACAAAACCCAAGAGGGTATCAAATGATAAGTCAAGCAATGCAGAATAATGGTGACCCACAACCAATGTTAAAGCAAATGTTTAGTAATGCAAGTCCAGAGCAAAGACAAAGCATACTAACACAAGCACAGCAACTAGGTATGCCTAGTGAAATTTTAGCAAGATTACAAAATATGAAATAATAATATGTTTTCTGTGAAACATTAGAGATATGCTAATCATTAGCATATCTCCAGATATAACCACCACAAGATTTTGTTCGACCAGCTAGACAATAAAATATACTCGTAGTGGTTCTATTTATTGATTTACTAGCTAATTTTACAGAGGCGTATATTTCTATCAAATTTCCTTGTTTATCATATTGAGCGACTTTTGATAGATTATGCGGAATGCATCCTTTTTTAAAACAACCAGCCGTTGGTTTTGCATTGCCATTAGTATAAGCATATTTAATGTTATAACTTTGAGTACACCACTCTAAATTATTTACATTGTTATTTAGTGGGTTACTGTCTTTATGATTTATATAGGGATAATTATTAGGGTTAGGAATAAACGTTTGTGCTACTAATCGATGAATAAGAAAATAATTATGGCTTTGATTTAATCTCAAATCAATTCTATAATAACCATTTTTCGTTTTTAATGGTTTTAAAATTTGACCTTTAGTAGTCCTTGACCCATTTACCACACTAACTTTTCTAGTAATACTTCTAATTCTACCTAAGTTGCTAACTTGATAATATCCTTCAAAATTTTTAATATCTTTCCATATTTCTTTCATAGTAATTCCTTTCTGTTGCACAAAAAAAGGAACTTATACAAATGTATCAATGCGAGTTTTAATGTTGAGTTAAGACCTCACAAAGATACACTTATATAAATTCCTTTTCTTAACTCAACATCTATATTATAACACGCGTGAGATGAAAAAGTCAATAGTTCAGGAATTAAAAAAATCAAAAGGAGGAAAAAGTTATGGGAGAAACAACACCTAGCGTTAGCGATATTAGAGCAGTAATGGATGCAAGTAATGGTTCAAATGGCTTTGCTTACCCAGTTTTTGCAAACGGAAACAATGGTTTCGGTGGAGAAAGTGGCTGGATATGGCTTATTGTTATTTTAGCACTTTTAGGAGGCTTTAATGGAAATGGTTTTGGTGGTGGTTACGGCGGTAACAACGATTTTGCGTGGTTATCAAACGGACAAAAAGAAATTATGCAAAACACAAACAACGGCTTTGACACATTACACTTAAGTAATCAAATCGAGGGCGTAAGAGATGGAGTAGCAGGTTTATCAAACCAAATCTGTAATAGTTTTGCCGATGCAGAAAGCAACGATAATGCAAGACACATTGCCAATATGCAACAAGCATTTAGCAACCAATTATCAACAGTACAAGGATTTAATACATTAGGTTCTAAATTCGCTGACTGTTGTTGCGAAAACAGACTAGGCATTGCTGATTTAAAAGCAACAGTACTAGCTGAAAACTGTGCAGACAGAGAAGCATTAAGAGAAGTTGGACAAAGCATCTTAGTAAATCAAAATGAAAATACTCAAAAAATCATTGATGAAATCTTCAGAGATAGATTAGATGAGAAAGATAGTAAAATTGCTGATTTACAAAGAGAATTACAAATGGCTGATTTAAGAGCATCACAAATTGCTCAAACACAAGCTATTACTTCAAACATTTATAATGAATTAAAGAATTGTCCAGTTGGAACAGTACCAGTGTATGGAAGCCAACCAATATTCACTTGTCCAGGCAATAGTGGATGTGGATGCGGAACATACGGAACAACATTAGTATAGCAATAAGTCGATAGACAAACTCGATTACGAGAACTTGCTAAATTAGAGTAGGCAAGTCCTACTCTTTTTTTACGGAAAGGAGAGAAATATGAACGGAGTTTTACAAGCCGTGAATGAGAACGAAATAACATTAACATCAAACACAGCATCTTTACCATTTTCAATAGTAGATTTAAGAACAAGAAGTGCAATAAATTGTCAAAGCTGGATGAACCACAACGAGGGAAGTGCTTTATTTAGCATCTTAGAGGGTGGTGTGTACGAGATTACATTTAATGCTAATGTAACAAGTGCAACTGCTGGAAATGTAGGTTTAGCTTTATTTGCTGATGGTGTACAAGTAAATGGTACTGAAATGAATGAAGTTATTGCAACAGCAGGAGAATGGGCAAATATAGGCTTTGACAAAAAAGTAAGAGTATGTTGCAAAGGTACAGTAAACCTAGCAATAAGAAGTGTGCCAACAACAACTTATAGTGGTGCAGGTACACCAGTCATAACAGACACACAAGTTCCAATTATTAAGAACGCTAACCTAAATGTCGAGCGACTTAGCTGAGAATAATTTCTAATATTGACAATGTACAAGTTATCAAATATAATTATTACTGGAGGTAATTATATGAGTGAAACGAATGAAATTTGGAAAGATATTAAAAATTATGAGGGATATTATCAAGTTAGCAATTTAGGTAGGGTTAGAAGTGTAGAAAGAACTATAAAAAATGGCAACAGATACATTGTGAGAAAAGGCAGAATTTCCAAACAATTTAAAAGAAACAGATATTATTTTGTCATTTTATACAAAAATAGTAAAGGAAAAAACCTATTAGTGCATAGATTAGTAGCAGAAGCATTTATACCTAACCCAGATAATCTTCCTTGTGTAAATCATTTAATTCCAGTTGAGGATGATTTTTGTTTGAATACTGTTTCTAATTTAGAATGGTGTTCTTACAGCAAAAATAATAGGTATCCTTACGAATTAAATAGAAGGCAACCTAATTATTGTATGAAAGGGAAATTTGGTGTTGAAAGTAGTAATCATAAAGCCATTTATCAAATAGATAGAGATACTAATAAAATACTAAAGAAATTTGAGTGTATTAGAGATGCTGGCAGAGAATTAAATATTTCATACTCATCTATAACTCAAGTTTGCAAAAAAATGCCACATCATTTAACAGCAGGTGGCTATAAATGGAGATATGTAGATGAATAATTTTCAAAACAGTATAAATTTTTTAGCAAACATAATACAATTACTTAGCTACGAGATTTTAGTAGAAGACTTTAATAACACAGACCTTATGAAGTATCTAAATCACCAGGATGAATTATTAGATAAGATAATAGAGCAAAATGACCAGATAATATCGCTACTAAAAGGAGAAAAGAAATGAGAGAATACATAGAAAGAATAATTGACAACGGAGATATAGAAAAGATGCACGAGTTAAGCGAAATGCTAGAAGAACTTTTGTGCGAAGTAACCGATGAAGATTTAAAGAAAGACTATGAATTGGAATTATACGAAATGGCTTATGGCAGAAAACTAAACCAAGAACTAGCAGAAAAAATTGTAAGAAAGATGAAACCTTATGGCGAAAGATGGACTTTGAATGATGCAAGAGATATACAAATGCAATTTGGCACACACGAAGATGATATAGACTTCTACGTTGTGCTTAATTCAGCCTACAATGACTTTAGGGACATTTTTCAAGACAACATAGATAATTATGTTAGATACACTATTGATTTTATAAAAGATGAAGATGCAAAGGCTGATAAAGTATTTATTTACTTTACAACATTAGTTTAGAAAGGAGAACAAAATGGAAGAAAACGAGAGAAACTATCGCTACGATGACAGAGATTACAGAAACGATAGAGATTATAGAGATTATCGTTATGATGATAGAGATTATAGAAATTATCGAGAAGATTATCGTAGAGATTATGACAGAAGAGGTGGAAGAAGAAACTACCGCTATGGTGGAGATTACAGCTTCAGAAACAGTTACCACGAAGAACTAGAAATGGTAATGGAAGATATGAGAGAACAATATAGAAAACTTGAAGATGTAGCTGAAATGGCAGAGGGACAAGATAAATCTACCTTAATGAAAGTTGCTCAAAAAGAAAAAGAAAACTATATGTATGTTAAACAACTTATGGAAAAGTAGTATGTACCTTTATCATAAATGATAGGGAATACACAATATGTAATGTTGATAGAATTGTGCGGAGAAAAAGCATAGTAGGTAGAAGTGCTTATGATGATAGAACTATCTATGTAGAGTACAACACTCCTTATCAAATGATGCTAACTCTAAAGCACGAACTAATGCACGTGTGGTTATATGAACACGGACACACTAACCAAGATGGTAAAGAAGTCTTTGGCTATGAAGATGTGTGCGAACTAACAGCATTAAGCAATGATTTTATCAACAAGATAGTTAAAGAATACACATTACGCAGTAGCTGAGATAAGATGATGATGTATTAAAAAAGAGAGTACCCTTAGGTACTCTCTATTCTTCATATTTGTATGCATCTTTTAGATATTCTATTGCTTCTGCTTTTGACCTTACTGGTACATTGCCACAAGGTGGTTCGGCTGAACCCATATAGAACCCCCAACCTTTGGCATAGAACAATAGATATTTGCAATCATCAATTAAGTCATCTTCTGGTTGCAAATGGTCAAACCTTTCTTGTAAATATTTTGGTAATTTCAATGTACTCATAACAACTCCTTTTCTAGTCAAGGTTTCCCTTTGACTATAACTATTATACCACAATGTGACCACAATTTCAAGTGGTTTATTTTACAATATCATTACATTTTTGTAATATTTTTGTAACATTTCGGCAAAACCTAGAATTCCTTAACTTGTTATGTTATAATATAGTTAGGGAGGTGTATCATTATGAAATTAAATAATAAAGTTTATGATATTTTAAAATGGATAACAATAATCTTCTTACCAGCATTAACAACATTTGTAGGCGTTATCTTAAAAGCTTTCAACGTGGAGTGTGCAGATTTAGTGCTAACAATTATGGTAGCATTTACAACATTTTTAGGTACAATTTTAGGAATTTCAAACTATAATTATAAAAAGGAGAAATAATATGGGCAAAAGAGAAGAAATCGTTGAAATTGCATTAAGCCAAAAAGGTTATAAAGAGGGCCCTAACAACGATACAAAGTATGGTGAGTGGTATGGACTTAACTATAACCCTTGGTGTGCAATGTTTGTTTCTTGGTGTGCAGACCAGGTAGGAATTTTAGATACTTTAATTCCAAAGTTTGCAGGATGTACAACTGGATTTAGAATAATGTCTGATATGGGAATTACAACAAAAGAGCATATAGTACCACAAAAAGGTGATTTAATATTCTTTGACTGGGACAGAAGCGGAGATTATGACCACGTAGGTATAGTTACTGATGCTAATGAAAGCTCAGTATGGACAGTAGAGGGCAACCACGATGATAATGTAGATACTTATGTATATCCAATAGATGCAAGTTATATAGCAGGATACGCAAGACCAAAATATGAAGATGAACCAGAGCCACCTAAACCAGGTTATGAGCAATATGTATATGATTATCAAGTAGCTTGGAACCAAACTTATGGCGACAAGTATGGCAGAATATTAGAAGATGGAATATTCGGACCACAAACTGAATGGTCAAAGACAAAAGTATATCTAAAAAGAGGTATGAAAAATCATTTAGTAGGATGGTGCCAATGCAGATTAAAATATCACAAAGGCTATGATTTAGGCAATTATGGTGTAAATCACGATGGCGTAGATGATGACTTTGGAAGTATGACAGCATCAGTAGTAGGACAATTCCAAAGAGATAATGGTTTAGAAGCAGATGAAATTATAGGATATGATACAATAACAATTCTATTTTAAGTATTGACAAATAAGAATAACTTTAGTAAAATATAATCATCCATTAACACAAGAACAATTTTAAATTCTATTGTTTTTTGTAAAAAAAAGAGTAGCAAGTCTAGTTAATTCTAGATACTGCTACTCTTTTTACGCTTTACTAATATTTTACTATAAAAAATGTACTCTAATTATACAACATATAAATTAAAAAGTCAATTATCTATGTTAATTTGATTTTCATTTCTAACTGAACGCAAAAATCTATATGTAAATATTTGGTCTATTCTAGGTTCTCCTGTCTTTTTCACATCTTTTCTTTGATAGTTAGCACATTTAATATGAGTGCAACCATCCTTGTTAATTCTTCTTCTAACTTTTCTACAATTTTTACTTTTGTTTTTACATTGAGAGCATACTATAATCGTGAAATTTTTATCCATACGCAACTCCGTTTTTCTTTTATTTTATAAAACTAAAATATAAAAATCAAGAGCTAAGTACAATTTAATTTATCAAATTCATCTAATGCAGACATTTTTTGCTTTTTAATATAATTATAATCATAATCTAACTCTAAAGAAATATCTCTTAAATTCAGACCATCTATGTAATACATAAATAATATATTTCTATGAGTAGTGTTTTTTATAAGTTGTAATCTTTCTAGTATCTTATCTTGGTTCTTTTGCTGTTCTAGTAGGTTGTCTAATAAATTATCGTACATTTTTAAAATCTTCTCAATTTTATTATTATCTGGTTTTTTTAAATCTTCTATTCTTTTTCTTTTACACTTATAAACTCTAATCTGAGCCTTTATAAACTTCTCATTGTTCCTATAATTAAATAAATCAAATCTATTCATAGCATCTCCTTAAAATTATCTTTAAACACTTGAATAATTGCTATTGTGACTAATGTCAATATAGTTCCAGTAGCAAAACCTAATGCAAATAATATCATTTGTACCTCCTAATCAACGTGTGGGATGTGATTATCTTCTGTGCAAATAATTGGTGATGGATGTTCTTTTAATTCACCATACGTTTCTAATTTTCCTATTCGTGATTTAGCCTCATATAACTCATCTAAATCAACCTCTTGTATATTTTTACAACCTTTTCTCTTTAATTTTTTAATGTAGTGATTTTTTCTAAACTTATAAATCGATTTAAAATAAGTTTCAAACTTAATAGCTGTAATATGTTCTTCAAACATATCTTTAACAAACACAGGTTCATCAAATTCTAGTATTATCTTTTGCATCTTTCCTCCTTAATCATAATCAACTATATCTCTTAATTCATCTAAACAATTTTCTATTCTATTGTATAATGTTTTGTATCTATATTCACACATTTCTAATTCATCATCTTTGTCTTTTAGTGCTACTCTTAAAGCTTCTAAATTTTGTTCATTTTTTAATGCTAATTTAAATGTTTCATCTGAATAATCTTTGTTTTTAATAAGTTTCAAAATACACTCAAATTCAGACATATTGCTCATTTTACTCTCCTTTCAAAATCTTTTCTAATTCGTACGTATCTTCAGTTTCTTCCATTGTTTTAAGATATAATAGTGCATTTTCTATTCTTTTTTCTTTTTCTTTAATAAGATTTATGCGTATTGTTGTACCACCTTTTATTTCTTCGCAACATTTTTCCCCTTGTAGTATATTTCCTATTGCGTTCTTTAATGCTTCTATCATTATATCTTTTTGTTGTATTTCTAATTTTAATTTATCTATTTCTTTACTCATAATCTATTCCTCTATAATTTCAATTTCTTCTGGTGTAAGTCTTAACTCTTTTAGCTCGTTCTTTAAATCACTTATTCTAAGTCCTACAAATATAATAGAACAAGTTAATATAGTTAAGCATAATGTTAGTAAAATAAAATATGTTCCTAATCTTTTTTCACTCATCTTATTTCTCCTTTTTTAAATAATTTCTTGCTTCTTCTTTAATTTCTTTTACTAGGTCATCTATATGCAATAAGTTATAAACGCTATTTTCTAGTCTTAAATTGTAGATTTGCTCATAATATTTATCTTTTAATTTTCTCTCTTTTACCCATATTCCTATATGATTTTTAGTTTTTACAATTTTTTTGTCTATGTAAAATACAGATAAAGCATCCATAAGATACCATACTACTTTTCTAGCATAATATTTATCTAATATTTTATCTATCATCTTTCTTCTTCCTCCTCATATTCTAGTGGTTCTCCGCAAAAAGGGCATTTATCGTTACTATACGTAGGCTCTCCACATTTCGGACACATAGGAAATTCATTTGTGTTTTGCCCATCTTTCCATATCCCATAAAATTTTTCAAATATTACTTTGCTCATCTTTCTTCTTCATCCCTCCATTTTTGCTTACGCATTTTATCATATTGTTGCCATACTTTTTCTTTCTCTACTAATAGCTTTTCTCTTTCTTCTCCTCTGGTTGTATTTACTGCTCTTGTTAGTTCTAGTAACTTATTTCTTAATTTTTTAATTTCACTCATATTTCTCTATTCCTTTATTATTTCATTTATATTTTGGTACATACTTAAAAAATGAATTCTAACACCAGATACTTTCACCTTATAAGTACAACCAACTTTCAACTTATTATAAATATCTGTGCTATTAAATTTACCTATAAAAAATAAATCTTTTACTACATAAGCATTATCATTATTATCAACAATAAAATACCTTCCTTCTTCACCTTTTGTATATTTATCTGTAATTGTTATTTCAATTTGTTTTTCATCAACATATTCTAAGCTACAAGGAACTATTGTAATTATCAATAAAAATATAATTATTATAATATAAAATACCGAAAGTTTTTTCATTATATCCTCCTTATCTAACAATGTAAGCCTAATCACTTACTCGGAATTGAAGCCCTCACTGGAATGATTACCAGCCTACTTGCCACCGACATTTTTATATTATTTATTTCCCAATATATTAAATAAATTTTCTATTATTTTTTCTTTTTCGGCTATTCTTTTTGATAAATATACGTTTTCTTCACTTATTCTATTATATTTGCTTTCATAATAATCCCTATCGTGTTCTATATCTTTTATTTTTTTGTTTCTATATTTCTTTTCTTCCATTTCTACAATATCGTATTGTATAAGCTCTGAATTTAATTGTTTTATTTCATTATCTGTGACTTCTTTATATTTTCTAAACTCTTCAACTAACTTATTATATTCTTTTCTTAACATTTTTTATATCTCCTTATCTTATAATATTTACTATAATCATTGCATCAGTTAAAGCACATAAGAAACCTAACCCTAAAAATGACATATCTTGTTCCTTGTATGCTCTATAAAAGCAGTAAATTGTGTTTATTCCAATTACTATAAGGCTAAATATTTTTAATACCATTTATCTCTCCTTATCTATCTTTTTCTTTTCTTGCTCTATCCAATGTTTTTTAATAAGTGGTTCTACTGAATCAAAATTATCTATAACATAGTTCAAGCAATTCTTTATAAATTGTTCTCTTTTCCAGTCACCTTGACTAGCTTGTTTTATCTTATCTGTTAGTTCTGTCATTTATTTCTCCTTTACATATAAATAGTATATAAGTCTAAAGTTCTTTCTATTGCCTCTGCAAGTGGTTTTATTTCTTTAAATTGTTTGTATGGTTTTAACCCTTCTTTTAATTTTGTATATTCATAATAACTTAATACAACTTCGTCTTCTTTTTTAATAAACTCTTCCATTTATTTCTCCTCTAATAATTCATAAAATTTTCTAATAGCATAATTTTGTTTTGTTTCGCCTCTATCATTTAATAAATATTGTGTTTCGTTTCCAATTTCTTTTATTTTATCTATTATTTTATCTTGCCAATACTTATCTCTCTTTGCATTAACAAATTCTAATTCTAGTTCCACTTTCTTATCTTCTATATCTTCTAATCTATCGCACTCTGCATTTATTGTACTTATTAAAGATAATATCAGTCCTTTATTTTTATATATTCTTTTAAATTCTTCGCCATTCTCTTCATAACCTAGTGCTTTTAACACTTTATCTTTACTAATATATCTGCTCTTAAACTCTTCCATATATTCTTCAGATACAGGCTTTTCACTAAATTCTTTTATAATTTCTTCGGTTGTTATATCAGGGTTTGTTCCTAATACTCTTATTCCATTTGCTAATTGTTCTATTTCTTCTTTTTGCTTATTATATAGGTCTAGTAAACCTTGTATTGCATTTATTGTAGAAATGTCTAAAAAGTTATGTTCTCCAAAATTTTCAAAATCATATTTACTTTGTTCTATACGTTTTTTTAAATATTTTATTATTTCTTCTTCACTCATATCTACTCCTCTAATAATTCTTTTAATGTTTCAATTTTTATTTCGCACTCGGTTATTAGTCCTGTAAAATGACAATTTTTTTCTTTTTCTTCTAAGTCTTCTATTTTTCCTATTATTTTAACTTTATCAATATAATCTTCATCAATGTAGTGCATTTGTTTTGCTGTAAAAAAATAACCACTCTTATAATCTTCTATTTCTTCTTTTTGTTTATTATATAAGTCTAATAAAGCTTGTACTATTTCAGGTTCAATATGTCCTGAAAAGCCATCATTCTCTATATCTAAATATGTTTTAATTTTTTCAATAATTTCTTCTTCGGTCATCTTTCTATATCTCCTAATTCCTTATCGATTTTATTTATTCTTCCTAGCATATCTCTTATTTCTTCTCTGTCTTTTTGAATTATCTTTGCATACTCTTGCCCTAATTTTTTCAAATCTCTTTCTTTAAGCTTCTTGTTTAAAATTAGTGTATAAAATAGTTCCTGGTCATCTAAATCCATATTATCTTCTCCTTTTTATCTTATAGTATATTTCAAATGTTCCTTTTGGCGTGTATCTATCTATTTTAAAATAAAAATTAAGTTTTTTATTAAGGTTGTTTATAACTTGTTGCGTAAATAAAGAATTTAATCTAGTTGCCTTACATAAATCTTCCATTGTTATGTCTTTAATAGTTAGGAACATATTAAGTACTTTTTGTTCATTATATGTTAATACTATTCTATCAGCTATAAAAAATTCATTATCTATCAACTTGTATTTCATTATTCCTCCTCATAAATTTTTTTCATACATCTGTCTACATCTTCATAAATTTGTTTGCAAAAGTTAGATTTTGGTTCTTCTTTATTATAATTACTTAAATAAATATCTTTATCTTTCTCTATATCTTTCTCTATCTCTATGTTACAGTTTGTTACATCTGCGTTACCAGGTAACGCTTTTTGATTTTCTTTTGCTCTAAATCTTCTTACTCTTTCAGCACTAGAACTTTCTGAACCAATACTTTGTTGTGTTTGTGGTAATATAAATTCATTATTTTCTACCATTTCTATTAAGCCATTTTTTTCTAAAAAGTTAAGACATACTTGAACATCATCTTGGCTTTCATCAATTTCTAATGCAAGTTCTTGAGCAAATGTATCTTCTACATTTTCAAAAAACAATTTTCCCTCATCTTTTAAGCTTAATAATTGCATTTTTAAATAAATTATTGTGTAAACATCTCCACCCGCAATACTTCTTAATTTTTTAATTCTTTTATCTCTAAAAAAATCTTCTTTTAGTTTTAGCCAGTAATATCTTTTTTCAGCCACTTTATTCTCCTTTCATACTGTGTCCGTAGTAGATTATTTTAATTTCTTATAAATACATTTTGTTCTTATAAATTGACTTATAGTCATACCTAAACTTTCAGCATTTTCTTTTAGTTTTTCTTTCTCTTTTTCACTTACTTTGATATGAATATAAGTTTCTCTTAAATCTTTCATTTTACCTCCATTTATTATAATATAAGTCTTTTTCATTCCAACTATCTCCATAATATTGTTTAAGATAGTTTTTAATGTAATCTTCATATTGTTGTGTATTCTTGCCAAAATCTTCTTCATAGTGGCAATTTTGACATAATGTAACTATATTCTCTGGTATTCCTAAACCACCTTGCGAACGTTTTATATAATGTGCATTTGCATTTGATATAGGTACATATTTTCCACAAATAATACATTTTTGATTATCTCTATCATATACTATTTGTTTTGTTTTTATTGAGATGCTACAAGCTTCACTTCTTTTACTCATTTTTACCCCATTGTTTTAATAAGTTATTTATTTCATTATCTGATTTAGTTTCAATATTTTGTTCTTTGCAGTCATCTACAACTTCGTTTATTAGTCTAGACATTTCAGTAGTATTATACGAACTCGAACCATAGTATGCAATAACATTAGTAAAACCATCTAATTTGCTTTTAGTTGTTTCAGTTATCCATCCTAGTCCATTTCTTTGCCAAGCTTCTCTAAATTTATCTACTGCTTCGTTTTTTATCGGCAAAATTTCAGAACTTCCTATCTTTAGAATATAATTTTTATACAATTCTTCTTTAGGTATAGATAATTTATCCTGTAATTTCGTTAATAATACCCATAAATAGGCATTTGCATCAAGAGAACGATGATTTTTATGTTCTTTGATTTCAACGTGCTTATTTTGGCTTTTTAGGGCTAATAATTCGTTATAGTTTTCTTCGCCTGTTATTTCTATCGTAACAAGTCCTTTTTTAAGACCAAAACTTGTAATCAGACTTTGTATTGTTCCTAACATTTAATTCTCCTTAAAATGGCAAATCATCGCCACTTGTTACCATTGTTTCATTATATACATCATTTGTTACATCTGTTGGTTCGCCATTATCTTCAATAATATCTTTTTTACTATCTGCAAAATATACTTCTTCAGCAATTACTTCAGTTGCATAACGTTTTTGTCCGTTATCATCTTCCCAGTTTCTTGTTTGTATTCTTCCCACTATTGCTACTTGTTGTCCTTTATTAAAATATTTATTTACAAATTCTGCTGTCTTACTCCAAGCTATACAATTTATAAAATCTGCTTGTTGTTCTCCCTCTTTTGCAAATCTTCTATTCACTGCTAATGTAAAACTAGCAACCATTGTATTATTTGTTTGTGTATATCTAATCTCTGGGTCTTTTGTTAATCTTCCTATTAATTCAACTTTGTTCATATTATTTCTCCTTTCTATATGGTTTCTTTAATAGGTATCTAGCATATCTAGTTGTTTCCCCAAAACGATTTGAACCTGTTTCATAAGTTGTTACGATATTCCATCCATCTTCTCTTAAATTAAAGATAGTAGCACTTAATCTAGTGTTTCCTAGTTCCATTATTGCATCCATACTTGTAATACTCTTATTCTTTTTTAAATAATCAATAGTTCTTTCTTCGTGTGTCATAATTATTTACCTCCCTTATTATATAAAAAACATCTTCCTAGCTCGTTCTTAATTGCTAGTCCTGTTATTTCTTTGTCTTTGATTTGTATTGCTTCTACATAGAATTTATCTCTACAAGTCCATTTTCCATTATCTTGCTTTAATGATTTACATTTATCGGCTGGTATCCATATAAAAGGTGTGTTATAAAGTTCTACACCAATACCCCATTTAAAACCTGCTCTTTTAAAACTATCTGATGCTTCACCTTTTTCTTTATCACCAAATTTACTTTCAATGCCACAGTCTTGTTTGCTTATCCATTGTTGTTTTTTCTCATCCCATACTGAAATAGTACAATACATATTGCCTTTGACTTCTTCATATTTGCATTGCCAATTCATTTCGCCATATACTTCATCTAGTATCTTTGCATCGGTTCTAGCTGTTTTATAAAGTAGTAGTTGACAACCTTTTTCGGTTACCGATGCTACTTTACATTCTATTTCATCTGAAGTTAAGTCCCTAATCATTTTCATACCTCCTTACTATTTCGCTTAATATCTCGTTCTTTCTTAAATATTCAGTATCTAATTGACCATCTAGTCCAGAACGTTGTTTCTTTAATGTAATAATCTTTTCGTTTTCGCTAACTAACTCTCGTAGTAATTCTTCTTTACTTAAATCTTTAACTTCCATAATACCTCCTATAATTCGTGATTTCTATAATAACTATATTCTTCTAGCTCACGTTTGTTTGCATCAAAATCTCTAATGTCTTCTCTTATGTTATCACGTTCCTCTTTTAAATCTGATAATCTAATATCAATTTCATCTCGCATTTCTTCAAAATTAGTATCTAGTTTAAAATCTTCTTCGTTTAAGTCCATAAGGTCTATTGCGTGTTGATACATCTTTTCAAGTAATTCAATTTTGTAATCAATATCTTCTAGTTCCGTTAATAATTCTTCTTTATCCATAACACCCTCCTAATCTAAATTATATTTTTTTACAATATCAGAAAACTTTGAGTTCATTTTCTTGATGAAGTTAGCTAATGAGTTATAATTTTGTTGTTGTTTTTCATAATTAAAATTTGAGAAGATAAGTCTTAATGCATCACGATAATTTTGATTTTCTTCTCGTAGTTTTGAATTTTGCATTTCTAATTCTCTAATTTTGCCATCTGTGTAGACTTTTAGTGTATCGTGTTGCCTTGCTTTTGCTTTGATTTCATCTAATGTTGAACTCTTAATAAATGTAAATCTCATATTATTCTACCTCCTTTTTATAAAAGTAATAAGCTATTCCTGCAAAACCACCTACTATAACTAAATAGATAATTATAGGTGGGACATTTGCACTTATCCAGTCTGCTGTTAAGTAAATTAAATTTAATATTCCATATACTACTAATATTGATAAAATAAATAAAACTATATTTCTCATTTGTATCTCCTTTTCTGCTAGTTTTTGTTGAGAACTAGCAAACTCTTTTTTATTATTTGTATTGTTTAGCTACTTTTAATAAGTCTTTGGCTAATAGTTTAGCATCTCTTTTTCTATAAAAAAATGTTACTACATTATTAAAGCCTTTTACATACCATATTGTTTTAGAACCCTCTTGTTCTTTCCAATAATCTCCAATTCTTCTTTCCATAAACATACCTCCTTAAAATATTACTCTTTCATAACTAGCATTATTTCCCATTGCTTGTAACTCTGAAACTCTTTCACTTGCTTGTTCTACATTATCAAACGTATCAACTTTGCTTGAATAATAATATCCGTTTTCTCCAAATGTAACATATACATCATATCTTTCCATAACTTCCTCTTTCTGCAAGAGTTTTAATATCGTTTCTTAACTCTTACAAGCTTAGTATAACAAAACGTGTTTACGCTGTCAACACATTTTCTGAAAAAAATTATTACATTTTTGTAATATTTCCTAACGCACTAATACCAACACTTTTATCAGAAATTTATCAAAAATATTTCAAAAAATAGTACAAAAAGACACCAAATGGAACAAAATTTGCGATATAATATATAATGACAGAAAAGGAGAGAAAAATGAAAAGAGCGGTATTAAGACAATTACGTAATGCAGTACAAGAAGAAAGAAAAGAACAAGCAAAAGCAGAGAAGAAAGAACCTATTAAGGAAGTAAAGAGAAAGTCTATTTTAAGAAGAAAGAAATAATATGTTAGTTGCTATTGATGATTTAAAAGATGTTAAAAAGTTAAAAGAAAACGACATAGTTTATGTATTTGATGATGAGCCATTAGATAAGTTGTTAAAGACAAAGCTACATTGCATACATTATACACAAGTTAAAAAGGTTGATATAAACCTAACTAAGTACGATATAAGATGCAAGAAGAAAGCTAAAATTACAGACAAAGACTTATTTGAATTGCCACCTATTAAAGAAAACAAGTATGCAAT